ATGAATACTAGTATGGTAAATAACGCAATACAAAACAACGCTTCAACAGATGTGTCAGTTTTAATCCATGAAAAAAAATCATGCGAAAATTTATTTAATCTTTCAAATATTCAAATTGAAGTTGAGAGGTTGAAAAATTTGAATATATTCTTGGATTCAATGGACATCATCCCAAATGCACTCGAATTAGAATTAAAAACATTACGTTTAGAGTTAATTGAAAGCATCAGTTTTAAATTAACTTTTTTGGGTTCTACTGGAGATTCTTTACTTAAAACACAGTAGCTTCATTCATAGAAAATGACTCGATGAACTTGAATATGCGTTCATGTTGTGTTCATATAATCAACAATACGCATCCATATAGTATATAGGCCCATCCATGTGATGGGCTTTTTTTTACAAGAGTATTGGTATAAATGCCATTTAAACGCTCTGTGAGCCGTTTTAAGCTCCCATAACCATTTATTAGCTAGTGCGCATTATGAGAGCTTATGTAAAATCAAGCTCTAATTTGTCTCGCTTATAATATTATCGCCAACTTTTCAAAACGAGAAGTTGGCTAATGAAATATAACCAAATGACAAATAACTACTTTTTCCGTTTTTATAAGTGTGGTTTGAGCGTCGAAAAGACAGCTGAACTATGTTTCAAAACTGTGAGACAGGTCAAAAATTGGGATAAGGGAGTAGAGATTCCACCAGAGTGTAAACGACTAATGCGTATGTATTGTGAACGAAAAATAGGGTTGGGAGATAACTGGAAGGGGTTTTCGATTGTGAAAAATAAACTCAAATTACCAACAGGAAGAGAATTGGAACCTCAACAAATTTTAACTGCTATTGCATTGTTGGAAATAGAAAGTGATATGGACAAAAGAACTTTAACCAAACTGTTAAAATTATCTAGAGCAATAGCAAAAATAAAGAATTAACACGTCCACTCGACAATATATTTGTCGAGTGTCGTATATTTAATAAATCATGAAGTCATCATTATATAAAGAATAGAAGCTAAAACACCTGAAAGTATATTAAGTAAAAATGAGATAAAAAAGCCTAATGTTTTCCGTCGGTCTTTCTTCTGATTTTCTTCCATTTTTTTATAATCTTTATCAATTAAAGTTATATAAGAAGAAAACCTAATAAAAAATCTATTAATAGCTATATATTCTGTAAGTTTTAATGATGAGCATAAGACAATTAATAAATATATGAAATTAAGAATATGTTCTGAAATCATCTCTATAGTTATTTTCTTGGATTCAACACCAAAAAATATGCTTTTAGTATCAAAAAACCAAAATGTAGAAAATATAAAAATCATAATCCAAAAGCTATAATCAAATGCTTCATGTCCATATTTGTCTAATAGCTTTAAAAACCGAGTTTTCTTTTTCATAAAGTTGGTTGAGTGATTTTTAAGCACATTTGCAATATCTGATGCCCATGTTCGGTTTGTATGTTTAATTGAATATTCAAATACACCACCAGAAAACCAAGCTTTATATTTACGTAATCTATCATCATCAAGACTAATCACCACTTCAACTTCTTGTTTTTCTGGGGTTTTTGATGTCTGAAATTTAATAAGATAACTAAGTGTTAAAATAATTTCTACAGGAGTGGTATTACTAGTTGGAAAATAACTTTCAAATTGTTCAATTTTATTATGTACAATTGATGTACCATTATCGTAAAGAACTTTCAAAGAAAAATTAACTAATGAACTATCATTTTGCTGAGTGACTCTTTGATCAATCAAATGATATATATTTGAAATATCTTTTATTTCTGCATGAAATGTACCTTCTATAGCACCTCTTTCTTCTTGAGGTTTCCCTAATAAACTGGAAATAAAAGTTCTAAAATCTTTTACATCGCAGGGTAAAACAAGTTGATATTTCTCATTATCATCTAGAACTTCAACCATTTCAGTTTCTTTTTCAACTAAATTATTCATATTTACCTTATTATTTATTCTTCTTAGTTGGACCAACGCATAAGTAATGTTTTTTAATCAAAATAAGTGCCAATACTATTAATTACTCTTTGCAAGTCATTAGATGTAACTTGAATATCATCAGCATAACCAATACCAACACGAATCGTCTTGGCAACTGTATCAATAATGATCGCATCATCCTCTAATTGCCAAGATACAATATTGTCCATATTTAAGAACAAATTAGGTAATAATTGTAATTTTCTAGCCATAAAACTCTTTATCAATTAATTATTTGAACTAGAGAATATACACTGATTGCTATAAAAAAAATATGGGTTGCAGTAGCAAAACGCGCCACTGATGCTGAAAGTCTCTGCGAGGCTGATTCTTGCAGGAAAGGGGATGTTTTCGTTGTCGATGTAGCTCCCAAATACTTCATACAGCAAAGGGAGCTTTAAGGGGAGCAGAACTAAGCCGCACTATATAAGCATGACTGAGTGTGCAGTAGCTTTATACTTTTCAATTGTTGCCAGTTCAGGCTTAAAAGCGCCTCGCTTCGCTTATATTGCTGCGCAATGAGGGGATAATTAACTATAACGCTGCTTATCTACTTTGATTTTAATACGAAGAAGATGAGAGCGAATAAGAGAATTAACTAAAAGCTCTTTTTTAATGTAAAAATCGACAGTAAGATTAACCTCAATTTTAAGTTCTTCATAATACCTCTGAAAACCATGAGAACGACGAAAAGTAGAAGCAATTCTAATACAAGTCGCACGGTCAAGAGGGTTAATGATAGGGGATTTAACTTCAAACATATCAACGCCTCTAATTTAAAACAGTGATTTTCATTATGATCTTAAGCTCTTTTTGAACTTCATCAGTGGATGTGCTTTTGAATAGCTCACCAAGCCAAGGAATATCCATCAATAGCGGTACACCTGACACGCTTTTCTTTTCTTCATTCGATATTAAACCACCTAGTGCAATGGTTTGGCCGTTCTTTATCTTAACTGAAGTTTGCAAGGTTCTTGTATTGGTTATGATGTCCGATGCAATAGCCGAATTACTCACACTTGAGCTTTCCTGTTTAATACTCAATTGAATATCATCACCGATGATGTGAGGCGTTACAGTGAGTGATACACCAACATCTTTACGCTCTATTTGCTGCGTTACATTTCCACCGTCACTGGTTTCAGTGGATGTGAGGAAAGGGACATTTTGACCGACTGTAATGTATCCACGTTCTCGATCTAATATGAGTATATTTGGCCTAGATAGTAGCTTTGTATTTTGCGATTGATAAACAGCCTTAACCAATGCAGTAAAATCACCACCTTTGTAGATTGCATGGCTATCGTTAAGCGCATCAAAAGCACCGATAGGACTTGATACCAGTTCAAAACCTGCCGAGCCTAGATAGGACACATCAACACCGATTTCTTTAGCATCATTAATTTCAGTCTCAGAGATAACCGATTCAATGAATACTTGGCGTTGTGGTCTATCAATGGCCTTAATCAGTGTATCCAGTATCTCAATTTGTTTCTTTGTTCCTGTCACGATAATGGCATTGGTAGTCGGGAGCACATCCACAGTAGAGTTATTTACCTTTTGCTTTGTTTCCGTATTGGTTTGCGTTAAAGAGCCGTTTAACGTGGATTGAATCAACTGCGTAACCGAATTATTACGTACGTGAGCCAAACGATATAATTTAGCGGTTGTAGGCTCTGTAGGTTCAATCGATTTTTCATTAATGACAACGGTATAAAATCCATTTTCCTTTTTAAGCACATACCCATGAGCATTAAGAACCGCCGTGAAGAATGGGGCAAGCTCTGAGCGAGTCAGGCCAACCGCATTCACTGAGACCAGCGCATTAACGCCATTACCTAAAACGATGGTTTGGCCTGATTCAAGCGAGAACCAACGAACAAAGTCACTGATTGGAGCGTTTACAGTCTCAAAGTTCTGTACTGGTGTAGATGCATTCGAGAAGAAAGAAAGCGTTAATAAACTAAGAGCAATAAAGACTTTCATTGTTTTCACCTTGAAGAATAATTATGTGACAACGTGACTTTATATCGAAATCAAACCCCATCGAATTAAGGTCATCAGAGTAAAGTAAATCACCTTTTTTGTTCTTTAGAGTGAACTTAACAGGCTGATTCGGAAAATTGGAATAACTCGTAATTTTGTAGCCACTTACTAGGTCGGTCAGTTTTTTTTGATTGGTGACATCAACCGTTTTAATATCCTGCACTGGTGTTACTTCGGGAGCTGTTAACCACGCATACGAATAGGCAAGTAAAGCACCAACTGAAAACATCAGTATTTTTGAATACTTTTTAAAATAGATTTTGGTGATTCTCATTTGATTCTTAACCGTCCACGTTATCGAATACCGACCATGCGTATAATAGGGCGGTAATACGGAGTAAATACCATGCTCATAGAAATCAGTGTCATAACAGGAGTAAAGCGATAACCCCATCATTGTCCATTTATCAACGGTCATTGCGTTCTGGCTATCGCCATATTTCACAATACCCATATGAATTTTAGGTAAGGGCAATTTATTCCCAGTCACCAAACGATAAAGACCACCGATAAAAGGGATCGTTAATCTATCCAAGCGACGACAATAAACAACGTGCTCACCCAATGCCAAGCGTGCCTGTTTATCAACTATCGATATGTCTTGAACAATAAAAATAATATCCCATCCAAGTTTTCGAGCGTGAAGCATCCAATTAATCACGTGTTGGCGGCTTTTATCAGCCCAAGAACGCGAGTTAAACCATGTCCCACATTCATCTAAAACAATCAGGCCATTCTTAGATTCATCATAGGTCGTGTTGCCTTTTCCTATTGCTTCAAAATCTTCAACGGTTGGCTTATCAGGTAAGCGAAATAAACGTGTATTTTTGGCTTTCTTGCCAACCATGTTTTTAAGATTGATATCTATATTTGAAGCAACAGGAGAGCCATTAAGAAAAGCCAAACGTATTCTAGATACTGAAACGAGTGACTTTCCTCCGCCGAGTTTGCCAGTAACGAAATATACAGCCATTAGCTTGTTGCCTTATGGATTGCGTATATTTGCCACTCCCAAACCCAACGAGTAACACGAGCCGCTGCAATCGTTGATAAACAAGGAACAGCGTTTGATGGTGTGATAAAAGCCATTCCACGTGACCATTCAGGCGGTAAAACATAGCTAATACCCTCAAGCATTAGCCAAAAGCCCGAAGATATAGCAACAGCCAAACCCACAACGACAACAATAACGGCAAGGTTTAACGCTACGCCGCGAGCCACAAAAGTGCTAAACCAAGCAACTAACTGCGCAGCAAGACCAGCAATAAAAGCAGCAATTGCAGGAACTCGCAATACATTACCGATACCGCTAATTATGGGTAATAGAAAAACAGGCATGATTAACGTCTCCTATGTGCGTATGATTTTTGATTAGGTGTAATATCTTCTAATAAAATGTCCATAACGGTTTTTAACGTCCAAATGAACAAAATAAACCCGAAGATACTTTTAAATTTATCTGAAAATTCACAACTCAATTCATAATCAAACCATTCAATAGGTACACATTTATCACTACCTGTTAGAAGTGAAATACTTAAATCTAGAAATGGTTCAACCGTTGATTTATCTACTGGTGGTCTCGTTGCTAAATCTTTCGCCGCACCCAAAATAGAGGTATCAGCCGCAGATAATTCGGAATCCATACGATCATTTAATTGACCAAACATTTCAGCTATATATTCAGCCGTTAATCCATTCGGACCCTCACAAAATCCGTTTTCCTCAGAGGGTATACAAGGCTCAGGTTGATTCTCTAACTTGTCATTAATGCCTTGTAATTGGTCTATTACTTTTGAGTCATCATATGGCACAGGTTTAGGCATATTACCAATGGCTTCGCCTAAACCATCTATTGAATCACCTATACCGCCAATACCATTACCCAAACCATTTATTGATTCACCTATAGCACCAAGGCCACCCATAATATTCGCAGTATTCTTATTATCATTAGCTATTTGGTTATCATGGATTTTAAGATCTTGAAGTAAGCCTTGATAAACTAATTCATTGGTACTACTCAACACATTTGTTTGTAATTGCAATGCGCCGTTAATATCAGAAAAACCAAAATTCATATCTTTATTAAGATTTTGAATCGCTTCAACAACTCTAGAATCGTTATAAGCCTCACCTGGTTGTGTTGGCGGTTGTGGTCCAACAGGGTCTACTGGCCTAGGTGGTACAGGGTCAACAGGGTCGGGTTTTGGTGGGTCTAATGGATCGACTGGTGAAGTCGGGTCATCATCATACCAAGGTTCACATTGAGGCCATGACGGTGAACCAATAACACACTTGTCAGGCTCTGGTTTATCACATTCAGGTAATCCGCCATTACTAGGGTCGTTACAATCTACAGGCGGCTCAGGCGGTATATTGTCACATGAGTCCTTAAACGTTTTAGATTCATTATTACATTCAAAACTATAAGAACCACCTTGAGCAGTACAGGCTTTATGGCCCTCTGATTTTAGAGCTGATACTTCGGCAGAATCACAATAAACGGGCTCTGGTGGATGCTCACAGTTATCTGTAAATGATTCGGCTTCATTATCGCACTCATAGGTATATTTACCGCCAGAGGCAGCACAAGCGGCTGAACTGTCGTTAATAATTTCTTCTACTTGTGGAGATTCACAAAAAGGCGGTGGCGGCGGCTCTTTACAAATACCATCGTCATTAATTACAGAGGGAGGAGGACAAGAAGAACGACGAGAACTAGCTCGACCTGAATTAGAACGCCCATTTGGTTTATAAATAAAACCAACCTCAACAGAACCCGCTTGCGCATTAACATATCGCCAAGTGTAATTAGGATGTGAACCAGTACAAGCTGTTACTTTAGACGGTTCGTATTTAGTACCAATAGGGAAACCACAGGCCGAAACAGCTTCAGGGTTACTTGAGTATTTATATACCTCTACAACCTCAGAATAAGCACTAAAAGAATAACTTGATGTAATAAATAGTAACGGTAAGAGTATTTTTTTAGTGTTCATAGTAAACGCTCAGGAACAGGAGATAAAAGGGGATTTACAAACAATTGGTGCCGTAACCACCATTGTTTAAAACGATTAAGAAACTTTCGCAGAGAATTTCTTGAATAGTTTGATACCGATAGTGCCGACAACCAATGACACTACGATAGGCCAACCTGCTGCAATAAAATCAGTAATCAGCGTAGCAATTGCCGTCATTGCATCCCCAGCCTCAGCCGGAAGTGCAGCATTTGCCGTTGTTGAGCCCACAAGAGCAGAAAGAACGATTAGAGCTGTTTTAGGTTTAGTAAAAGTTGCAAGTTTCATATTGTTATCCTTTTTCAAGAAGATATAGTTTCGACTACTTGGCGGAATGTTAAGAATTGTTTTCCTACCGCATAACCGAGTACAAAAGCAGTGAATAGACCGCCCATAATAAATTGAACGTCAATCATCGTTGACCTCCAAATACGCATCCGAGAGCAAAACAAACCATCAGGCCAATACAAAAAAGTAATATCCAAAGTTGTTCGAATTGCTCTACAGACATGATTCTTTCCTAATTATTTGTTTAAAACTGGTAGTGAAAATAGGTGGAAGCCATTAATAGAAACGTGCTTATTTTGGTCGTTACCAAAGGCCATTTCTTTGTATTCCACTTCAAAGTTCATGCGTTTACCTACGCAAGCTAAAAGCACTTCGCCACCCTTGCCGCCATTCCAAAGCTTATCGTTAACCTTGACTTCAATAGTTGCGGTTGGGTTAGTAGTGATCAGTTTGATTTTACCCACTTGCATAGTTTCGTTAGTGCCGTGAATGTTTTTAGTTTCCTGAATTACATCAGATTCATCTAAAATTAAGCCTTCCATTTTCATATTTTCGTAACCTTATAATTTAGTGATTTTTAAAAGCGACAGTTATTGACACAAGTCCAAGGAAATCAATGCCATGTATCCGGCACGGCTGCGCCGACCGAACACATGTCATAGATTTCTGAAGAGCAGAGCATAATAGCTTCGCATTGTTCGATATATTGCATATGAGCTTCATATTCAGCGTAGTGAGATTCACACATACGCTCGTATTCGCGTTCTTGTTCAAGGGCATCAAACCAATCAACAACACCGCGCATAATTTGTTTCTGAGCTGATTCAAATTTCGCTTTATTCTCTGTTTTCCAATTGCGCATACGAGTCAGAATAAAAACGTTTTTGAAAATCAAACCATTGATTTGACCCTGAGCCATATCACCAAATCGAGTTGGTGAAAGCTCGCCAGATTCAAGCATTTTCGCCACCGCGTCATGAACGGTATAATTGAGCTTTACTGATTGGTCAGCACGTTTAACAAACACGCCACCCATAGCAAAGCAGAAGTCTTTCCAATCACCGATATCAGCAGCACGACGAACCTTTTCTAAAAGATAATGTTCAGCACCGTTTAGATCATTTAGCATTACATCATCCTCGTTAAATTCATTTCTTAATCTGCGCATTTCACGCCACACGGAGACACTAGGACCACCGATAAATTGAAACTGTCTGATTTGATTTACACGAGCCCAAGCAACGACACGTTCAGCCGCTTCAATGCCATTTAAAGACGAACCTTTGTCGGCTTGAATGTGTTCACCATCGATATTCTTACTTAAGTATTTAGCGACGTAGCCAACCGCAGAGCCTTTTGACCAATCGATATATTCAGCCTTAAAACGGTATTTTTTCGCACCGGCTTCACGTGGCGAATCAATCAAGGCTAAACGCTTAAATTGAGTCGTAACAAAGTGACGGTCTTTAGGTTTCATAAATAACAGAAAGTGATGGTGTGGCGTGCCGTCTTGGTGTGGTTCAGCTATGCGCATACCGTAAATTTTGATTTTTTTCTTATCCAAAATTTTGCGTAAAGCAGTCCAAACACCTAATAAATAGCTGTGAGTATCTTTCGCTGTTGGCGAGTTAGCATCAAGCCAGTTTTGATTCACTTGACCATTAGAAACAGCATGAAAGCGGCTAGGGGACGTTAACGTATAAAAGACCGCTTTATGATTTGATTCTTGAGCAATTTCTTCAAATCCACGCAGACGCACGAACATTTCCGAACGTCTGATTTTAGGATTAGAAACAGATTTATCTGATAACTCAGCAAGCGTGAAATAGTTTTCTTCGTTATCAACATCATAAGCAACAGTTTGTTCTAATGCCGTTCTGTTAGAAGATTTACGCGCACGTTGGCGAGCTACAGAAAAATCCGAGCAATATAATTGCTTATGACGTTGAACTAGAGATAAGTCACGAGCAACTTGTTCAACCTCATAAGCACATTTTTTACGTAATTGACCACGTAGCCAGATTTCATCACACGCACGATTAACTAAAGCATGAAGTTCATGATTATTAAAAGCACGCTTGATTGTGTAGTACGAAAATGACAAGCCTAACGTTTCCAAAAGTCTGCATACACGCATAAAACGAGGCACTGTAAATTCAATATCTAGAATGATTTTTGTAAATTCACGAGATTTACGTAACGCCATTTCTTTGATTTCATCATCAGATAAAGCAGAGCTATAGCCATTTTGACAAAGGCGATCGTTAGCAGCTTGAACAAGTCGAAGTGATTCAAAGTAATCTTTCTTTTCACATACAGAAATAAACGTATTAACCATATGATTGCCGAAATCACGATGCTTGCGGAACGTTGAAAACACAGGTTGACGCCAATCAGATTGGCGTAAATTGAAGTAATCAACATTACCAACACCACCGTGAGGCAGTTCAAACGCTTGAAGTTTGCTGTCATTAGTTTGGAAGAATGACGGTGGTAAATATGAAGCGTTACCAAGTTGAGCTTGAACTACATTAAGCATGATTAAATACCTCAGATTCAACTACAGTAAAATCAAAGCTGACTGGAGCTTTTGAAATTTTAGTTAACTTAAGATGTAGGCCTCGCTCAGAACGCAGAGTACATTTATCCGAAAAGAACGAGATAATATGAAGAAATGAAGCCACCGTTAATGAACTTGGTAGATATTGCTTATCAGCAGAGAGCTGCAAATGGTGTTCATTGAAAGGGCTTGAATCAATAGTAAATAAACTATGAAATTCAGTACCTTCAAAGGATACAAATCGACTTTCAATAGATTCATCTTGTGAAATTTCAAAATCAAAAAAGTTTCTAACTTCAAAAACACGTAAATGCTTAGACATGATTACTCACCACCTTGAAGTTTTTTCTCTAGAACTAATTTGCTAGATTCAAGATATTCATAACGAGATTTAATATCATCAAACTCAGAATTGGTGATCACACCATCAGCCATTGCTTCTTGCACAATAGTTAAAACAATTGGTTCTTCAGACCAAGCAAGCACTGAATGATATTGGTCATCTGAAATCTCAAATGAACGCGATAAGATAGAAAAAATAACAATAAATGCAAGGCTAACAACGCCTACAATTACAACTTCAACGTCTCTCATAATGAGCACTCCAATCCGTAAAAATCACAGAATTGAGCTAACATTTCATTGTTATCAAATACATACTCAAATTCACCTGAACCCGTTGAAAATGAAACATAATCAAACACTTCATTTGCAATGGTTTGCTTAGAAAAAGTCAGTTGTGATACTTCAAATGTGAAAGAAAAAGAAAGTGCAGAATTATGAATATTGCAAAGCAAAAGACCGTAAGATAAATCAATTGGTGATTTCACAAAATCAACGTCATCAAATGAAAGCGTAGGAACAGAATCCCACGGTTCAGATAATTCAAATTTCTTACTCATAACAAAACCCCGTAACAGATTGCGTAAGTTGGGAGGCTCGACTCAACCGAGTAGTTACGGTACAGAGTCAAGCCGAGCCAAATAAAAAGCCGACACGCAGAAAGTTGGCAAGGTGGTTTGCGAGTCGGTAATAACCAGATTTGGTTAGTAGATTAAACACCAAACTTGGTTAGTGCAAGACACCAAATTTGGTTAGTTTTGAGCTATGATTAGGAAAACGGAGGATTTGCCATGTATCAAAATGAACTGTTAGACGCTTATAAAAAGGCGCAGAATTACGTACAAGACAAACAAATAGCTATGGATATGAACATCCCACAGCAAAGAATTACTGATTTCAGAAAAGAACGACGCCATCTATCTGATTCACAAGCGCTTTTTCTTGCTCAAGGTGCAAATATTGAACCTGAGTTAGCATTGCTAGGTTGTCAGGCAGATCGTAACGAAAATCCAATAATCAAAAAGTTATGGGAAGACATCGCAAAAAAGTTGAATAGCCGAGGATTGCAAGCATTATCAATGGCTTGTGGAGGTTTGGCTATGTGGATTGGCACCCCTAAAGAAGCTATGGCACAGTGCGCATTATATATCTTATGTTAAATATGGTTTGGTAATAGATAATATCTTATTACGAATTCTCCCCTTTGTTCTTAATGCTTTCTCAACGTATTTAACCATAAGGCTATTTACCATAAAATAGCTAATAATCATTCAATAATACTTCGTATTCATCGTTTGATTATTAGCTTAACTCTAACAACGTTCTATTAGCCACCAGCTAATTTAACTGTGTGGCCTTGTTTAGTTAGAAAGTCTCTAATCTTTTCACGGTTATCGCCCTGAATTTCAATGTCGCCATCTTTTACAGAACCGCCACAGCCACATACTTTTTTAAGCTGAGCTGCAAGTAACTTAAGTTGAGTATCTTCCATATCCAAACCCGTTACAACGCAAACGCCTTTACCTTTGCGTCCTTTGGTTTCACGTTGAATACGAACAATGCCGTCGCCTTTTGGACGTTCTGCTTTTGGTTCTTCTTGTTTGATTCGGCCAACATCTGTTGAATATACTAAAGACATAATTAATCTCGGATTTTTTAAAGATATTAAGATTGTAATTTATTTTTCATGTTTATCCAAAAAGCTTTTAATTGCAGATAACGAGCCTTTTGCTAATTTTCCTTGATATAAACAGTACCAAGTCTTAGGTTCACCCGTATCATTCTTAATGGTAAATCCTTTGTATTCTTCGGATTTAAACTGACTACGCTTTTCATTAAGAGCTGATTCACCCATATCACCAAATTCTTTTGGATCGATAATCGTGCCGGTTTCATTCCACCAATCAATGCTTTTCTTTACCGCACTTAAGTGACCGTGTAACACATGAGTTCTTATCAAAACCTTCCAATCATCTGGAATTCCTGTTTTGTTTTCAATAAAGAATCCTTTGTATAATGTCTTCTTCATAGGTTTTCTCTTCGTGTTTCAACATAAGTTAAGGGTTAAATAAATCTTCGCTAAATACTAGTTAATTCTTTGTTTTTCGTGATCTTACCTCAAATATGAAACTGTGTTATATTAATCAAAGACGTAAGTTATGGTGCATCAGAATGGACAAAAAACACTTTTTATCAGCACAATTAGATATCGATACACTAGCAACGTGTTTAACAAAGCAATACTCAAATAACAGTCTTATTTCATTTAAAAATGATTGGAATAATTTTGTCGAATTTTGCCAGTTGAATAATGTTATTGCTCTACCCGCCTCTACAACGGCTATACGCATCTTCATAGAAAAACAGGCAAAAGTGAAAAAGCTTGCTTCGATAAAACGTGCACTTATTTCGATATCTCATATTCATACGGCATTTGAGTATAAAGACCCAACACAATCCATTCAGGTAAAGTCTGCACTAGGAAAAATAAGAGTCGATAAGGTCAATGATAATAAACAAACGGAAGGTATTTCCTCTGATATGCTTGATGAACTCAAACATCAATTATTCAACTCAGTTGAACTCAAAGATATTCGTGATCTTGCCATTTGGTATTTAATGTTTGAATTACTACTAAAGCGCGGAGAACTTCGAGACTTACAACTTGACGATATTTGTTTTAACGACGAAACAAATTCATGCTTGGTACAAATCCATCAGAATTATTACGCTATTTCAGAAGAAACAACCGAGTTACTCAATAGATGGCTTCAACATTCAAATATCCATAATGGTCATTTATTTAGAGCTATAGATAGACATCAAAATGTGGCAGTTAACGGTTTAAATGATTCTTCTATATACCGTATATTTCGTAGAGCAAATGAGTTATTGAACCTTGAAATAAACTTTTCAGGTTTATCTGCACGTGTAGGTGCAACAAAAGAACTCGCACAGCGTGGTTATTCTATTCACGAGATACAAGAAATGGGTCGTTGGGTAAGTCCTGCAATGCCAAACCAATATATTGGTAATACGGAACGTTCTGAGAGACAAAAGTCTGTATTTAAAACAAAAAAAGCCTGA